AGTACAAAGAAATAGGTAAGAAAACGGCCCTTGACCAATGGAGAGCGGAAACTTCTTGGCCAGAAATTCTTCCAGATTCTTATAGAGTCGTGGAAGTCAGGCATGATTACTTTTTAGTTTGGCATCCAGATTCGTCAGGCAGAGAACCTAACGCAATTGCAGGGTGCAAAAATGGTGGCATGGATCGCTATTGGAATTTCAGTCCATTAGACTGGAGATTGAGTCCAAACATTCCATTAACCAAAGATTATGTCTACTGTATGAGTCGAGGATGGCAACCTGGAAGTAGAGAATGGAAAACATTTTACGCACAGGTGTTTGCTAAGTATTCAATAGACAAAATTGAAGACGAACCTGTGAACGAATCAAGATGGGATTTCCTTGAAACAACAAAGTCAGGTAAGGTTAAACAAGTCAGAACTGTAGACATTGTGCCTGACGATGCCATTTCATTTCCTGGGTGGATCGATACATACATCGACTACTGTATGAGAAACGCACTATACCCAGAGAAGCGAATTGCTGCTGCATCTGCACTAGGTATGTTCTCCGCTTTAGTGGGAAGATCCATCATGGGGCCAAATGAACTAAAGCTTAACTTGTATATAGTTGTTCTTGGCCTGACAGCTTCGGGCAAAGATTTCCCGCGAAAATTAAACGCTAGAATCTGTATGGAAATTGATAACGCAAGCTTGCTAATGACGAAAGTGGGTTCAAGAGAGGGTCTTGAAGAAAAAGTAATTCAAGGGCCAAAGTTTCTCATGGCTGATGAAGGTGCATTTGATCTTGAGAAAGCTAAATCGGGTGACACAAGGTTCAATGATGTTATGGGAACGATGCTTGAACTATTTACATCGAACTATATCAAGAGGCGAGCAAAGGCGGGTGATGCGGATTCTGAAAACTTTATTCGCTATCCATTTCTTTCGATTATGACCTCATCAACTCCAGAAGAGTATTTCAAAGCACTATCACCTAAAATGCTTCGGTCAGGTTTTTACAATCGTTTGCTAATTCTTCAGTCTGCAATCCGAGGTAGGATGAATCTTCGTGGAATGTCTGTATCAGAACCAATTCCAGAATATTTGGTTGAAGTTGCTGCAAGACTGATCGCCATGAATGAGAATCTTGTTCCTGGAGTTATCAAGGAATTCATGCAAGATACTAAGCTTGATGCACTTGGAAATGCACCACTAAACCAGATTGAAAAAGATTCAAAGGTTCTTTTGCTTGATGAAGATGCGTTAGAATTCTTTCAAACCCAAGTATGGGAAAATGATGATTTGTATTCCAAGTATCAGAAGAACAGCGAAGAAGAAAAGGCTTCTTCATGTGCTAGACTTCCTGAGTTGGCTTTGAAAATAGCTTGCCTGTGGGAATTAAGTCAGGACATAAACGCTGACACGATTTCTTTAGCTGGTGTAATGGCTGGATTTAAATTTGTTCGTGAAGTGAATAAGAGGCAAACTGCAAACACAGTCATGGTAAGCGATACTAAGTTTGGTGAAATTACAGATAAGCTACTAAACATGATCAAGGATTCGTTGAACGAAATCGAACCAGATGTGTATGGTGTAAAAATGATTGATGCTAAAAGACATCTCAGGAAGATCGTACACAGCGGACAATCGGTTGACGATGCAATTCGATACCTTCAAGATTGCGGTGAAATTTCAATCAGAAAAAGCAGGGATAAAAATGGTGCTGGTTCAATGTATATCGTTATAAATGACCAATCACCTTCTCGATCCCAATCCGAGGAATCGACATCAGAGCCAAGTTAAAGGCATCTGCAAGGTCAGGAGAGTGCTTAAGTCTACGCTTCATCATGTCCTTAGACTCGACCACTCTTCTTCCGTTCGTATCCACAATGTATACTGGTGTGCGTAACTCTTCCATCATTCTTTCCCGCATATGAAGCGGAAGATGTCCGATTGAAACTTTGCCTTCCATCGCAAGTTCTGCTGCTTCAAACCATAGAGCGGATCTCATGTTCGGGAACTCCCGCCACCTTGGTGCTTCACCAGATGAATTAATGCCGTAAAACATATAGTCACCCTTGTTATCGACCACACCACCACCAACACCACCCTCATCAATAAGCACAGGGATTTTGTATTGCGATTGCCTTGGTGTTTCATACTTCTGACAATACTCTTTAATCTTTTCCGAGAATTCTTTCGTAGACAATCCACGATACTCCTTTGCATCTATGATGCAGCATCCATGCCTGACCACTAAACAGGATCTATCGTCACCGAACCTTGCAGGGTCAGCACCGATTTGAACCACCCAATCTTTATTGAGCGGAATTGGATCAAGGATTTGTTTGAGTGCCAATGCACCCCATACCGAGTTGATCGCCTTACTTGGATATCTTCCAAGAACTTGAATATCAAAAAGCGGGTCTTCAACCATGTAGTTTTTATCATTGAAGGTAAAGTACCCTGGTTCAGATTCTTCACCCTCTCTAGCGGATCTACATTCGTTTTTTATGCGGTTCTCTACATACTCATAGTTAATAGCACCTGGCACAAGATCAGCCTTAAAAGCCACATTAGGATGATCTAAAGCAGACAAGTGAAACACTTTCCAGTCAGGAGAATTCTCAGCAAAATAGGCGGGAGATGAAGCATCGTATGGATTGAAAATGCAGAACCATAAACAATTCTCCTTGGAAGCTGAAAGCATCGACTCTGCTCGTTCCCAGAAGGTTGGTTCAATACCAGATGCTTCATCAAACAGGATGCACAAACCGCCAGCGGAATGTCTTCCTTGGAAAGCATCAGCCTTCTGAGCGGTAAGTCCTTGAATGTAATGCGAAGGGTTCTTTTCTAATCGATTAGCCTTGGGCATCCAGTTTGGATCTCTAGGTCTAACCCTGCGTAATTCTTTGAACACACCATCTTTAATTTGCTGGGCAACAGGTGCTGAAATCAAAACTTCTGATGGAGTAAAGTGATCGTGAAACCAACTTGCAATAACAGCACACAAAAAAGTTTTGCCTTGATTGTGTGCGGATCTAACTAAAACTTTTCTTGCACCATTGGCAACCGAATCAAATATTTCCATCTGCTGGGGAGTCAGGCTGATTCCGAGGTATTCGCAATACTCCCCTGGGTCTTTCGGAATCACTATAGTCTTCTGATTCTCCCGATTCACCCTCTTCACTTCTTGGATTTCCGAAAGTTTCCCCTGCAACGCTGGACTCGATAAGACCCTTTGCCATTTCTTTTGCAAGTTGTTTATTGAGGAGTTTTTGGAGTTCTTGCTCATCATTTCGTTCCTTATTATTTCTCTCGATGATCCATTGCATGGCTCGCCAATCCTCAGCCCCATGTTCATGGATAACCTGTTGCATGGCAATGGTTGCCTGTGCTTTAGCTTTAATCATCTCTTTCTTATGCCAAGGTTCAAGATCCCTTCTAGAGATGCCAAAAGCTTTCATTGCAAGTTTAAAGTCGATTCCACGCTGGATATTTTCCAGCATTTCATAGAAACTATCGGAGTCGATCATGATTTTGGAAACTCCTTGCCCCCTGGGAACTCAACATTTTCGGGTGTTTCTGGGTCTATCAACATTCTCATAAGTTCAAGTGTCTCAGAGATATAGATCAAACTTGCTGCTATTGATTGAGATGGTTTTCCTTTTTCATAAGCAGCAATGGCTTCTACCATCCAATCCGCTCCAGCTTTACTTAACATATTGCATCCTTTCAAAAACAAGGTAAAATAGGTAACAGTATTATAGCAAAAAGCAAGAGGAATTTCGATGGCAGATTTACTTGGAGCTATAGAAAAGCTTAAAAAATTATTGCAAGATAGAACTAGAAGAGTTGCTAGAGCTACTGGAAATAGTCCTGACCCAGATATTACCACCACTAGCGAGTCCGTTTTATATACACCACCTTCTAGGTGGATGAAATCTCTTGAATATTTTCCAATGGCTAAAGCTCCGTCAGGATCGGTCATAATGAAAGCTAGAGGCCCAGATATTGGATATATTTACCCAAGGGTAGGTAAGGCCACTTTCAACAAATGGGTGGCAAATAACTGGAGAGGTGGCTTCATATACTGGTACGCTACACCAACATTGAAAGATTATTCTATCATAGCAAGAACAAGCGGTTCAAAAGCTAGGAAATCAACAGGAAGGGCATCTGCATGGGCATTCTTGAAAAACAAAAGAAGAAAGAATCTTAAAGCAAGGGTTATGAGAGGCCCGCAAGCTGGTAATTTACCAGACCATGTTTTATCAAGGGCAAAAAAAGTTTACCACACTCCATAGGAGAAGAAATGTACCTAAATCCATACTATCGCCATATACAAGAAATGAAACGATTCTATGTTGAATCCATTACTAAGGAAGACATGGCTATCGTAAAAAGTTGCCTAGTAAGAAAAATTCGGGGTGGAAACATGAAAGCGGTAGAACTTTTTATGAAGTTCACCGAATGGCAAAAAGAATTGGATGCTGCTAGTGATGCTAGACATGAACTTCAAGCCATCATGGGTTCACCTACGGATGGGCTAATGAAATCGCTTCGCCCTGGATCGATAGGAATTTCCACAGAACAACTTGAAGAAAAGAAGATGCAAGGATGACAAGCGTTCCAGTTGCCGTAAACACCCCTTTGTTCCAATGGCAACTGGATCTATTCTGGTTTAACCA